GACGGCATCGCGTAACAATGCGTCGCGCTGGCCGAGAGATTGCTGTCTGACGCTCGCCAAACGAGCCTGCTCATCCAGCACCCAGGCGTTGTCGCGCCAGATGTGGAACTCGCCTGGCCATGGCTGCGCGGTGAGGGCGTCAGGCAACTCGCCCAGCTCGGTCCAGATCTGTTGCGCGCCGCCGTCCTTGCGATAAACCGTGCCACGGCGATCGATCACCTCACGCGGTACACCGTTGATCAGTGCCCAGCTACGCCCGGTTTCCGGCTCAGGCAACTCGTACGCCAGCTCAACAGCATTACCGGGTAACTGGATGCCAATGCCCGGCGTGACAATGAACTCGACAGGCCCGGACAGAGCGCCCGAGCCATCAAATAGATAATTGAACATAAAGTGCCTCAGATGAGTTTGATGCGGCCGGGATAGGCGATGTTGCGCGGGCGGGATTTGAAGGCGTAGAGCAATGTTGCTGCGGTATCTCTCTGGTAAGAGGTATTCACCGGAAAGATCGGGCCGCCATTGACCAGCCCTGTAACGTATTGCGGTTCTTCTCGGGTTTCCGCGCCAAAACTGGTCAGGCTATCTGACCAGTACGCGCCCACAGCGCCTGCGCCATTGGTACCTTGCGCATAGGAATGCGTCGATCCAGTCTGAAAAGTGCCCATGGCACGCCCGGCATCCACACCACGACCTTCATCCAGAACCCGCAGAAATTCCCCTCGCCCTTCGGGACCACGAAAGGTCGTCGCACCGTCACCCGTGGTCCATTTCCCCTCGGAGCCCACGCGTAAGGCTTCAGTCCCCAGCATTCCCGATTGCTGGGCGTGATCCCACAGCCACGGCCATTCCGTGCGTTTCATCACGGTGCCATTCAATGCACCGTATCCGCCGGGACTGAGCATCAGGGTCGTCTCGAAAAACGGCCGCCCCAACGGCGTATTGTCAAAGCGCCCGACCGGCCACCAACTCCCCGCCCCATCACTGCGCAGGTGCCACCAGTCACCGCCGCCCATCAATACGAAGAACGGATAACCGCTGGCCGACAGATGGGTGTGAAAACGAATCCCGTCAGTACCTGACGCCTGGATGACCATGCGATTGCCGCTGTTGTCCACTCGCCGGACAATCACATCGCGCACACCGAGTGCGGCGTTGGCCGGTGGCAGCAGCAAGGTTACTGGCCCCGGGCTGCCGTCGATCAGTACCAGGCCAAGCTCGGCCTCGGTCAGGGTTTTCGACGCGGCCAGGCGGGTGATGACCGAACGCATCGGGCTGGCTCTGCCAATGATCGACTGAATCGCCTTGTACAACTGCCCGGTATCGGCTTCAGCAGCCACCAACCCGCCACCGTTAATCACACTCAGAATTTCCTGAGTCACGCTGTTGCCCCACACCGCCGGAATCAACGAACCCGGTGTGCCTGCCACCGGGTTTTCATCGACGAAGCGGCCATCGACCAGGCCGACGCTGGGGACGCTTTTTGGATAATCCATAGGTTTTTCGTTCCTCTGAAATAACAAATGAACCGCGTCGTGGCGATCGCGAGTACGAGCCAGCGGCGGTCTGTTTTCTGAAAATAAAAAGCCCACGGTGACGTGGGCTTGGGTGCTTGATTCCTGCCGGTGGGCTTCGGCGTCAGGTCAGCGGAGGCTCATCGGCAAGTTTGCCGTTCGCCCGTGCGGAGCTGGGCACACTTTTCGGATAATTGACTGACTCGACTCCCGAACGCTTGCGTCATGAGCGTCACGGTTTGGCTCTGGACCTTGCCCGGGGCTTTTTCACCACGACCTCACCTGCGACCGACAGCATGGGGCGCTGTGCAATGGCAGGAAACTGCGTCGATGAGGGCCAGTTGCGCAGGTCGCGGCGATACTGCTGCAACGCTGTGTATTGCTCGGCGGACAAAGTGGTGCCTTGCGCGTTTTCCAACTCGTCGCGGTGACGTGCAACCAGGGGATCTGTTTCACTCAATTGCGCATCCCGCCATTGGCGTTCAGCGGTCGTGGACTCTGCCGGCGTAGCGGTCGGTGCATCGGCCAGAATGGGAAAGCCATTGGCGCGACACACAATTACCTGATTGCGCTTGCATCCTTCGATCAACTCGTTGCGGTGAGACGGCGAGATCTCGACGGCGTCTTTGGGAATCGTCGAATTGACACGAGAATCAAAAAATCCCTGAACCGAAGGGCTCCAATAAATTTTCATGAACGACCTACTTGCCTATGGCGATGTACTGCGCGCCCAGAGACGGACTAGAGCCCCGGGAAACAATGGTGGACAGGCTCCGGGTGCTGGCCGCGATATAACCGATTGATCCAGAGGATGCGGTGTAATCGTTGCAAACCATCACCCGGAAGAAATTTGAGTTGAAGCTCACCGGAAGCGTGGTGATGACATCTGTGGTGGCGCTATTGATCCATCCCCACTGAATAATCAAGCCGCCCATCCAGGACGGAAAGGCGAGGTACCCGGTGCCTCCAGTGTTAGCCAGACTGAACCCGAGCTTGAGCTTTTTCGGTGTCACCGCCACCGTGTCATCAACACCCGTCCCCACCTGATCCTGAGTCGCGACTTTCATCACCCCGGCAGCGGTTTCGCTCGCCTGTCCAGGCAACCGGTCGCTGATGCTTTTTGTGATCGCCTGCTGAAGCTGAGCGTGATTCTGTTCATCCGGCACGATGGCAGCTGCCTTGATGACATTGACGATTTCTTCCGTCACGCCGTTGCCCCACGCAGCCGGAATCAGCGAACCCGGTTTGCCATTGATGGCATCCTCGTCAACAAATTTCCCATTCACCAGACCGGCGCTGGGCACACTTTTCGGATAATCCATCCCCTCATTGCTCCCTAGTCATAATTGATGTGCACCTTGGTATGCGCCGGCGCACTGCGGTGGATCAGGCACTCCAGCGCCGAGCCCGGGTTCACGCCAAAGCGCTCTCCCCAGTAACTCGCGCCGTAGCGCCGACCCAGCAGCAGGCGGCCGCCGGTGTTGAGGGTCCACATGAACTGCGCTTCCCAGGTCCCCCAGTGCGCTGCGCCAAAACGCGAGCGGCCCATGCGTGGGGCTTCGTGTTCGGTGATGCTGGCGTTGGGGTAGCCCTGGCTTTTGGCGATGTCGAGGTAGTAACCGACGGCCTGGCTGCCGACCGCGAGCAAGCGGCGGCGTACGGCGAGGCGGCGGTCGTCGAACAGCGGTGTAGCGCCCAGGCACGGGTCGGGCAGCTCCATCACTCGCTCCCAGTCCGGCACCAGTTCGCTGACGCCTGCCGGGTCCATCTCGTTGAGCAGGTCGGCGGCACGGGCATCGAGACGGGCCAGCTCGACGGCGACGCCTTGCAGCACGTCCTCGAGTTCCGGGACGCGTTCCGGATCCCATGCTGGGCCGCTCGGCAGCAAGGCGCGTAGTTGCGCCTGGTATTGCGCGGCGGTTCTTATGCCCCCCATACGCAACCTCCGAAGGTGAGCAGCTCGCTTTGCCCGGCAGGCACGTCAGCGGCCGGTGCGGTCAGCGTGTGATCGTACTCACCGCCGGCGCTGCTGATGGCTTCGCGGATATGGCTGATCAGCAGCGCCACACCGAGGTCGGCCTCGCGGTTGTGCAAGTCGCGCAGCTGCGCTTCCACGGCGGCGCGCACAGCGGTGGTGTCCGGATTGACGCTCTTGAAACGGTACACCACCGGTACCTGAATCGGCCGCTGCACATGCACTTCCGCGGTCACCGGACGCAGCGGTTCGATGTACGCCTGAACCTCCGCCAGTTGTTCATTGTTGGGCACCGGTTGCGGGTCTTCATCACGCATGATGAACACCGTCACTGTGCCTGGCCCGAGCAGGCCGCCACGACACCAGGCCCGCGTCACACCCGGCACTTCCAGCGCCCAGGTCTCGTAATCGCTCGCCGAACCGCCGTGGGGGATCACGCGATAAGAGCGGATCACCCGCGAGCGCAACGACTCCAGGCTTTCTCGCGCCACGCCACCACTGAGGCCGGGTGCGAGCACCACAAAACTGTTGCCGACCACGCCGGCGATCGGCTGCACCGGGTTCAGCGCCAGACCGGCGTCGGCATTGCCCAGGCTGCCAGCGTCGAGCGCAGCAATCGTGGTGGTGTTGCCGCCACTGACGGTAGTGCGCGCGGCGGTGACTTTGTAGGTACGGCCATCGCTTGCTTGCAGCAGCGTGTCAACGTCGAGCACCGCGCCGGCAGTGGCGGTAAAACTGACGCTGCCGGTGGCGACTTGCGCCGGTTTGCGTGGCTGGTTCAAACGCAGTGCGGCAATGCGTTCCAGGGTCGATTCGTCGGCCTTGTCCGGCAGGATCTGCTCGGCAATCCAGTCGAGATAACCGTACAGACCATAAGCCGCGCCACCGAGGGTGCGGGCCAGCACTTGCGCATCGGACTGGCGCAGCGAATCGCCGGCCAGGTCGCTTTGGGTGCGCTTGATCAGCACCGGCAGCGAAGGGGTTTCAAACGGCATAGAT